CATCAAATACTGGGTTAATCAGTTTCGCTAGGTTCAGTATTGCCATTATACTCACTCCTATCAAATGTAAATCCAGTAATGACTGTATCATCCTCATCATTGGAGCCTAGCTGAGCTTTGAGATTATCAATCCTCAAGCGTTGCTCCTCAGTAACGAGAGGGGAACGTGTGAGCTCGTCGTAGGTCTTAATCATGCTTTTAAGCTCTGATTGAGCCCTTGCCATTGCAGCCAACGCCTTGCCTTGCTTATCCCATGCTGTGTGGACTTCATAGCTTGCTCCACCTTTAGCTGTACTAGCAATCAGCATAGTATTAGTATCATCAACGTCCTGCACATACAGAATGCGCTGAGCATGCAACAGATTGGCGTAGGTCAGCGTGATATTTTCCCAAAGGATGTCAATGGGCTGTTTTTCTGAAAGCTCTTGCGCTATCTCATATACCTCTTGAGGTAGATACTTAGCAAACAGTCCATGTTTTAGGGCGTTTTGATTGCCTATGCTTCCGCCTTTGCTGTTCTTATTGCCTTTCGGCGCTCCCCGTGTTCGTTTGGTAGTACTACTTTTGTTTTTTGTAGTACTACATTCGCTCCATTTGTCTCTTAACTTCCAAACTGAGATAGTTTTTTCAGGCACGCCCAACATTTCACCAAGCTTGCGGTTAGTGATGTTTCCGTTATTCTGCTTATAAATCTCAAAAGCTTTATCTCGGTTTGGGTCTCGTGCTCTGCCCAACCTATTACCTCCTATTTGTCCGTTTTGTAAATCAAAAAAAGCCACTCAAAGAGTGACTCAGTGCAAGCAGACTACAGACTTGCGTGTTAATTAGTAATCAATTTTCTGATTTATTTTTTTCGTAGTCATTTAAAACCTCTAGCGGAATCAAACCGCCTAGCTTATAACTTATCCGGAATATAATTAGCTACGCAATCATGCAAGGTCTAGTCGCTCCGCAACCATTTGTAAGTTAATGAGTGATATATGAATGCTAAGCCTACTGCCTACCCCATTCTGGGACACAAACACTCAATGGAGAGTGTGGGATTTGAACCCACGGACCGCACATAGGCGACCACCCGTCTAGCAAACGGGCGCATTCAACCTGACTCTGCCAACTCTCCGTGTCAGGGAAGGCTTACTGCCTTACCCTTAATTCTTGATACTACCATTCTAACAGATTATCGTTACAGTGCACATCAAGATTGTTTTGATTAACACATATTCTCAAGATATTCTCAAGATAGCTCAAGAAATTCCAAATTATTCCAAAATTACCTCCAGCTCTTCAATAGCAACCTTACGCATGCTGTAATACGAGCTCTTGCTAATTGCTAACTTATCGCAAATATCCTCTATATACGTTTTAGTAATATATGTCATTCTCAAGATTGCCCTATACTTTGGATTTTTAAGCCTGTTGATCATTCTACCTAATTCAAGTTTTCTGTTAATAACTTCCTTGGTATCCTGTTCTATAGCCTCTTTCATCACGACAAGCTGAGTATAGACATCATCAACTTTTCTAGTCTGTCCGCCTTGGACTTTGACGTCAGTCCACTTGGGACTTGAGAGCAAACCTGCCTCAAGCTCGTTGATTTCATCTATACGGCTTTGAATGTCCATGTCCAGATCCTGCAGCTCTTTCAAGAGCTCTTTAGCCTTGTTCACTCTCTATCTCCTTTTGTGGTATAATATTATTATTGAGATTTTAGCTGAGACAGAGAGTGTCTTGGCTTTTTTTTAATGCACAAATTCGTTGACCAGGTCGCGGATAAAGAACTTCCAATCAGATTCTCTAAAAGTCAAGAAACGATCCGCAGTAAAATTTCTAAGCCTTTTATAAAATAGTATCTTTAGTTGGATTGATTCACCAACAGTAAGGAGGACACCAGGGAAACGATATACCGAATGCACTCTATTCCCGTATCCAGAAATATCTAAATGTATTACCATTTCTGGATATGAATGTCCAACGTTAGCTTCGACTCCGAGCTCAACTTTGACCTCTTTCACAATTGGAACCTCGTTAAAAATTGGTCGTGCAGAAAATAATGGCGACGGAATTTCTTCCTTTTTTCTTTTCCCTAAATACGGATATTTTTTGGGTCTCATAATCTCACCTCGTCTCCAATCCTTAAAGATTCGTAGCTTGTTTGCGTGACTACGAAAATGCCATAATTTTTAATAGTGATTGTGTGCATGTCGCCAATTTTCTCCTTGTGAACAACCTTGCCTATGATTTCTGCGCCTTGATTATCTGCTTTGTAGATTACAATAGGGCGCTTTTCTTCTAATTTCTTAATCTGGATACTCTGCCAGATGTTTAGTCCAGCAGAGACAAGGATACATACTGTTATGAATCGTTTCATGTTCACTCCCTGTAATAGTTATAAATTTCAATGGCTGGAATTGATTCATTATCAATAGCAGAAGTAATTATTAGCTCGTTTCCCACTTTTCTCTGAAATTCTAGCAACTCCTCTATCAAATTGATTTCGATAAAATGCCCCTCTGCACCGTTCGGGAATTCTCTTTGTATTCGACCTTTAGACGTCTTATGATTAACTCCTTTAGAAAGCCAATTGCCTTCCATCCAAGATAATCGCTTATCAAATTCTTCAAAGCTCGAAAAACCCCTAACTTCTACTTTTTTATATTTTTTAATTATGGCGTTAGGGATTTGATTTTCAACCCACCCGCTTGTGCTTGTTAGTAAAAATTCCATCACTCAACCTCCTCAATCTCAATCCCTGGGCAATCAAACACCCAGCCGAAGCCAGCTTTTTCTAGTTCTTTGAGAGTGAATTTTGTAGCTAGGCCACCCAGAGAGAAGAATAGTTTCTTATCTCCAGCATTATAATATAGCGGTTGTTTTGTCTCTTTCATCACTACTGTATACCGCTTCTCTTCCTCGACCTCGTAGCCATCAAGCCATGCACGGGCGAAAGTTTCTTGGTTGCTCGTATTTTTAATCCATAATATTAAATCGAAACTTTGGTTGTTTTCTTTCATAAAGTTTGGATTCATAGCAGTATATAGACTAGTTGTTAAATGTTCTTTACAAACCTCAATCCAATCTGCCACAAACTGCTGAACTTTGACTGGTTGCGGTTCGTCTAGTTGTTCTAAATCTTGTAAAAAGATTTGACGAGCTAGTTCTGCTCCTTCGGCATTCCATACTCCTTCAAGTCTTTTATACTTCTCAATCAATCGCTGCACTTTCATCTTCTAACTCCTCAACTTACCTTGTGGTTTTCCAGATTTCCAAATTCTTGGCCATGGTTTACAAAATATGAACCAATCAGTATTGCGTCAGCTTCATCGTCTTTGACGTTCAGGTCGAATTCATCAGACACCTTAGCAACTGCCTGCAGCTTCATCGATTTTTTGCTACGGTCTTTGTAACTAAACTTCCAGTACTTGCGCCAGGTCGACACGTTCACGAAGTACACATTGTCAGCAATCAATCGGCCAAGAATTATACCTGTCACAATTCCAATGCTGATCATAGACTGCTGATTTGGTCCCATGACCGAATTCTTCTCGACCGCAATCGACTCAAAATGGCAGTCGTACTTCTGGAGCGCTCTCGATTGAATCGCTCGCAATTCACTGGCCATGAACCGACCACGCTCAAAGAAAGACTTGCTTTTATGCTTTAAGACACCACTCTGGACAAGGTCAGATCCGTGAAATACGGCCCAACCTGTCGCAGTAGTTGAAATGTCTAACGATAATGTCAGAGAACTCATTGCAATTCTCCTTTGATTCCACAAAGGTCGAAGAGATTTCGCTTGTTGTTCTCGATGAACTCAAAGAATTTCTGAAGTTCGGCCAAGTGGCGTTTCTCCCTCTTGACTCCAAGGCTTGTATGATACTCTGTTGGCGTTTTCGGTGTTACCCTGATGTCTAGCCAATAGAGAGGCTCGAACACGTCGCCACTTGTATCAAGAGAAGCATCTGCGTCCGTATTTCTGAAATGCATCTGCATATCATATTCAATTTTATTTGTGATCGTGATGTTCTTATCTACGATTTCGAGTGTGATAGTTGTTCCTGGTAT